ATCCCGTCATGTAGATTCTGGTGGGCGTGCATAATGGGAGCACATTTCTTGCACACTCCTTTGCCACACCACGCTCAAGCATCTGTTGATACAGTGCCATGGAAGAATCAAACAGAGTTTGCATCTGCAACTCTAGATTCTGGACTACGAATGGATCAAGATCATCAATAGAATTCTGACGATTCTTGTCATCCTGACGACGCAGTTCAGGAATAGGAATAGAATCTCTCAGCAGACTAGAGTCTGCATAGCGTTGTGAAAACTCTTGGAAAGTAAAACTACGATGCCTCAGTATTTGAGCTGCGATAGCACGGGTAGTATTGATTTCCAGAGTCATAGTGGATTGCTCAAACACAGACCAGTGGTTGTGCTTGATACAGTAGCGGAGCAACCCAGCATACTTTTCGTTCTCTTGATTAGAAGGGTTGCTCACGCGAGCAATGTACGCCATCATCTGCTCAGCGTCAGGCGTATTGCTTACCAGTTTTACAGTTGGTTTCATAGATCTTCGTACTGCCAGCGGCGTCATGGACCTTCGTAGGTTTCGTCGTAGTCTAACTCAACAGGGTCGCATTCGTCAAATCGATACGACTCAACGTCGGAGTAGACTTCTGCTTTCAATGCACTAAGCAGCATCTCTAGGTCAGAGATAATAATCTTTAGTTTGTCTCGTTCCATACGTATAGCATAAGATAAAAAAAGAGAGGTGTCAAGACCTCTCTTAGTATGACTCAGGATTGAGAAGCGAACTTGCGTTCTACCTTGACTCCACGATACATGAGGTCATGGTTGTTACGCTGGTCACGTTCTTGAAGAACCTTTGCCTTGTAACCTTCAGCGTCATACTTGACGCCGCGATAAGTGATGGTAGTCATCAGTCTTACTCCTAAAGTAATTGGATTTTTAGGCCCGTTCCTTTAGTCGTTTGCGTCCCAAGGACATTCAGGAGTTGCATCCTGAATAGTCTCGACTAACTCAACTTTGATTTCATTCTTCAGGTACATATCTTTTTGAACTCTGAGGATGATAGCATCCGCATCTTCGCAAAGTATACCCGAGTAAAGTAGTAGTTCCGCCATGGGATGAACGGCTCCGTTCCGCGACTTACTTGCGTCCAGGCATGGGATATGAAGTCCCTTCTGGATGAACGTATGGTAATTATACCACACTATGTATGTCTGTCAACTTCTACACCGCTTAGTACCACAGTAGTCTGCACAGATATGGGGTTTCTTATCCCATGAATCCACTAGAGTATGCTGGAAGAAAGGAGTCTGCAATACTTCTTCCAGACTGTGGTGCTGTAAGCATATAGATTTGATACCACCCTGGTTTTCGATCAGTGGTATAACATTATCCCAGAATACTTTCTGCATATACTCAGCACCCACACCTTTGTTTGGGTTCTTGATGTCCCTGAACTCTGCGGGAGCATCGATGTCATCATGGACATAGAACTGTGGGTAGAAGAACCTTAGACGTGACTGGTGGAAGCAGCAGGCATGAACCACACCCCGACTATCAATCCTCAGTTGTCCTGGTTTACCACGCTGGTGTTTATATCTACAGTCAACAGGACTGTCATCAGCAACAGGATTGTTTTTGAATACGTGAGCAGGATCAGAAACTACTTCTAGTTTTCTGACTGTGCCTTTGTATTCGTAAGTGAACGTACCATCTCCCTTACCACTAGCATCATACATATCATTGACCTTCGTGTGTTGAAAGTCTTTGAACTTCATCAACCTACTGAGTGTTCTGCAACGTTTAGTCTGATGCTCATTGTGTTTGAAGACTAGCATCCTCCACACAGCAGGTCCACCAGCGGCAATGAATGCTCTAGCACTACTGATTACTTTGTTGTAGTCTACACCTACCCTATACTGTTGTATGGTATCTTCTAACCCATCGATAGAGAAGATAAGAAAAGAATCTTTATGCGATGCTCCCATGAGGGCACCAAGTTTACCCCAAAACTCTTGGTCTCGGGTGCCTCCATTAGTACTCATCTGGAAAATGATATTCCTATTCACATTCAGAGTGTAGGAATATATTTCTAGCAGGTCCTCACACAATGTTGGTTCACCAAAAGACCCTTGGAAGTACATCATCTCTGTCTTCCTAAGGGTCTCTGGTGGGAACCACTCCTTCCACTGCTCAATGCTAATGGAAGAACGATTCATTGATGGGTCCGGTTTCAACACCGCTACCTCATCGTTATAAGATGTCTTGTGCCTGGCACACAGAGGACACTTGGAGTTACAATGATCAGTTAGATCAATGAGAAACTTCACTTATCACGCCAGTGGATCTCAGGGTATGCTTTCTCTACAACACTGCGGGTGATGCGATACTTGCTTTGCAGCATACCGTCCTTGACCAGACAGATAATCTCTGCCTCATCAGCATGAAGACTCTCCAGGAGTTGGACTAGCATAGTCTCACGCTTCATCTGTGACAGGCGATCGTTGCCACCACGGATGAAGTTATAAAGGGTGCGCCACTCACTGACGAGACGTGTGTGACCCACTGCATTAGCAGGAGTATCGTTTACCTTGTAAGGTACAGGTCCTTCTGGGATAGCACTGAAGATCTTCTTATCAAAGTTCCAGATCAACACTGCCTTTACATCATCCCGCTTATTGTTTGACAGGATCTCTACCTTTTTGTCAACCGTCTTAGCACCGTGAACTGCTTTGAACAACTCAGATACAAGAGGATTATCAGGAAGTTTTGCCATAGTTAGTCTTCAAATTCATCTAAATGTGGAGTGTCACCCTCAAATCGAAAGGAGATAAGTGACTCAGCAATCGGATTGCCGTTCTCGTCAAACATCTCGGGGTGTGTGTACTGTGGGGTTACATCATGGATGTATGCCCGAACTAGGTAACCAATTACTAGTCCTAAACCAACGGTCTGTAGTAGGATGACGACACCCATGACTACAAAAACGACTGTGGAATCAAGAGACATGATTGTTTCTCTCTCTTTCTATATGTAGGGAATATTTTACCCCAAACAATTTGAACAGAGGAATAATTCTTGCGAAGTTTGGTTTCCTTTTGCGGTTGCGAAGAAGGAGTTCAAACCCCTTGTTCATGGTCAGATCATCTCTCGATCCTGAAGATACTTCAAAGTTTCTTTGCATCCACCTATCGCTTTGTTGTTGATGGATACTTGAGGAAACGTTGCTGCCTCCTCAAATTCCAGAATGAATTGTTCTCGTGTGAAATCTTTGTCTAGTTTATACTCGATATAATCGATGTCAACAGAGGCGAAGAGTTGCTTGACCCTATCACACCACTGACAATTATCGCGGGAGTAAACTACTGCCTTCATAAGTCGGTATGCTTTTTATGTAATCGGAAAATAAATCGGCACCTTCCGTTAGAGAAGATGCCATTTGTCGGAATCCAGTTCCAACATAAATTTGCCCCGCCACCACTGAGACAGTTGCGATGCCCCAGAAGATGTAATACCATTTAGATTTGACTTGGTGTCGTCTAATCTTTTTCATAATAAGGAGGTCACTCAGGTATTATATCATCTTATTGCCTAGTGGTCAATAAGAACCAGTGCGTGCTTTTTTCTTTTCGAGTTCAGCAACTTCCATCATCACTGCCTTCTTAGCCAATTCTTGATTGCGCCAGTAGTTCACAGTATCAGCATGAGCATCTTGCGAAAGTCGTTTCCAGCAACGTTCCCGGAAGCGCCACATAGGAGATGCATTCTCCGGAGGAGTAACATCTTTAGTGCCATCACTATCCAAAACTTGCTTTGTATGTTTCAGATCAGTACCAGTGTCAGATAGTGTAAGTCTCCTTGATAGTGACATTGATAACACAACTATACTACATCAACTTTATTTAGTACAGACTATCCTCTTGAGAGGACAAAATTGTGCAGTCGGAAGTGGGATAGGCAACGCAGGTGAGGACAAACCCTGCTTCAATTTGATCGTCGTCTAAGAATGATTGGTCGTCTTGATTTACTGTGCCCTCTACCACCTTGCCAGCACATGTAGAACATGCACCAGAGCGGCAGGAGTAATCAAGATCGATGCCTGCTTCTTCAGCAGCATCGAGCACGTAGGAGTCTTCAGGACAGTCGAAGGTTGTGTCTTCGCCTTCGGGGTTGCGGATTGTGATTTTGAACATTGAAATTATTGAACGTGAACTGTACCAATCATGCCAGCGCCTTTGTGAGGAGCACACCAGTAGGTGTAGTCACCAACTTCAGGGAAGGTGACATCAAACTCTTCACCAGGGAGCATTGCAAGTGATTCGTGGGCAAGGTCAGGGCGACCCTCCACAATCACATTGTGAGGTGGTAGCATGTTGTTTACAAAGTGGACTGATTCCCCGGCAGAGATGGTAACCTCTGCGGGATCAAATACTAGGTTGCCATTGGCACCCATTTGAACGTCCACTGCCCAAACAGGTGCAGCGAGAAAGAGTGTAGCGAATAGAGCAATCAGAAGCTTCATTTGTGATTCGCGGTCCCATTATATAGACAAAAAAAGTAGGGGAGTCCTGGGTTTTGCCAGGATCCCCTAACGCGGCGACGATATGTCACTATTTAGGAATTCCTTTTCATTTTGGTAGGGTGTGGTCTCGCCTGTCCAAAGTCTATAACCTTGTATAACTTCAGGAACTAACCATTCATCAACTCGGTAACAATATTTCCAGTTAGCGGGTTGAATGCAATTCATTACAACTACATTCCAGAACGCTACCAGATGTATCACTAGTGTTTGCATTCCAGTGCCTCACCACTCCAGATACGATAAAAGCGTTAGTGACCATGTAACTAACAAAAATAATGGTGCGTACGATAGCAACGTAATCATCATAAGGAGCTGTCTTGTCGTCACTAAAACTGCCTAGACTATACTTCCAGATTTTGTAAAGCATCCATGAAAAAAGGGGGTCGAGACCCCCTCAGTATATCACAGAGCGTTGCCTCTTGGCAATACTTCTTCTGGGAAGATGAAGTTCTCATGTGGTTGGTCGGCAGGTGCCATCCAAGCACGGAGACCTTCGTTCAGAAGGATGTTCTTGGTGTAGAACGTCTCGAACTCTGGGTCTTCTGCTGCTCTGATTTC